AGTCGGCGTTTCTAAAGTCTTTGCCGACACCTTTCATAAGCGGAAGTTGCTGAATAGGCATTTATTCACCTATGCGTTTGGGATATCGCCATCAATCAGAGGAAGATCGCCTGGATAATATCGGTCAGATGTGAACACGTCATATTTATTACCCTGCCCTACAGGAAAATCTCCACGTCGTCGCATTGAAGGAACAACCAGAGTGTCGGTCATCAAGGCATCATATGAGCGTTGGGCGTTACTGAGAACTTGCGGAGTTGGCTCAAGGCTGTAATCAGATAGCATTCTCAGCAATAACTGATAGCCTACTGCGTGTTTGTATTTTCTTGGAAGACCTGACTCATCATCTGGTAATGGCTGCTCATCTCCAGTTGCGAAAGCGTAACCAATGTCGCCGGGGTTAATCATCCACTCGGACATCATATCTTCCAGATCATTTACACCATCTTCAATTGATTGCGGCTCAACATCAGTCAGCGATGCATTAGAAGCAATAGCAAACTTACGAAGCGCAAAAAGGACGATCTCACCCTTTGTCAGTACTGTTGCCATTGTCTGCCTCCTTACGACCTCGCTTACTGGTCGGTTTCAATTCATCAACTGAGGCAACAAAGCCCAACTTTTCGAAAAACTGGAAGTCTTTTTCTGCGATAACGGCCTGTACATGCCCGGATTCGTTATCTGCGGCAAGGAATACACTCATGCGATCCATATTGTTTCCTTAAAACATAAAAGGGGCGTAAGCCCCTTGTTATTACGGATTACCGAAGAACTGACCGCCCATGTGAGGGTTAAAGCACACATATGCAGGCAGTAAGTCAAAGCGCATTTTTTGCACGTTGGCATCGCCATCTGCGTATTTATGTACGCGGATGGAGAAACCTTCATATGTTGCAACAGCAGAATCAATACTGTGCAGTTTCGGCAGTGGGATAGAGCCAAGTCCACAGAAGAACTTGTTATAGAACAGGTTTGGCTTCATTGTCTGGCTAGCAGTGCCTACTACAGATACGGCATCACCTGCCGCTACCTGACGACTTACAGAGTTGTACTGCGGGTTTGTAGTGTCATAAATCGGAACACCAGAAAGCGTAACCGTCACATCGCCACTGCTGTCTGAATTAGCATCAGCAGTAACCGTTGCAGTGAAGCTAATTGGTGTGGCTCCGTTATACAACGCCTGTTTGGTCTGCTGTTGCAGCCAGTAGGTATTGGTGAATTTAACCTGATCACCAGCTTTCAGGAAACCTGTAACGCTGGTTGTCGCTCCGGTCAATGTTACAGTGAACTGGTATGAGTCTTTAACTGCGTTATAGGTAACAGTTGGCTGTGTTTTGACTGTCAGTGTTCCGCCAAATGCCCCCTGCGTACGAGAGGCAAGCCCATTAGACATCAGTGCGCGAATGCCGCCAAAATTGGTTGGGATCTGTGCGTTCTCCCATGCAGTACGAACCAATTGATCTGAAGCATGCAAACCAGTCTGCGCATCAGCAAGTCGCTGTGCAGACCATGGATCCATTACAGCATAGTTTTCACCTTCATTAACGCCGAGGTCTTTCAGGAAAGATGCCGTCTGCGCAACATCAGACCATTTGGTGATTGGAGTATTGGGGCTACCAAGTGACAACGCACCGTTATTCATCATGAAGTGAGCAAGCTCTGTTTCAAGGTCGGTAACGATTCGCTGGCGAACCGGCGCGAGAATTTCTTCCAGTTGGTTAAGCTTGATCGCTTCCTCCAGTTGCTGATATTCAACAGCAACAGTGATGTAGTTACCTACACGCCCCGTAGCTTTACCTGAGATCAGGTTGTTTTTATTTTGCCCTGAAATATCACCAGTGGGAGTACGGAGGGATGAGAATTGATGCGGACGTTTAAAGCTAACGCTATCGCCAGTGCTGGAGTTGATTTCACCTGCCAGCAACTGACGGTCTACGGTTTTCGCCAGAACTAAATCTGACATAAAACCCGGAAGGAATTTTTTCAGAACGATTTGACTGACGTTACTGTCGAGATTGTTAGGCATTTATCTTTTCCTTATTCGATTTTTGCGCCGGGGCATAATTTGTTGAATTCGTCTTGTTTCGCATCAGCACCGCCACCACGTACTTCCGGCTCTGGCTTGATGGCTTTCTTTGGTTTTGGAGCAAGGCTTACCTGTTTGCTAATCTGCCCCAAGAGGAATGCTGCGCGAATTGGATCTGTCTCAGCGGCTACACGCTGGCGTAATTGCTGGCTCTTACCTAAGCCATAGGCGAGTAGTTCAGAGCCTTCGTCTGCACAGTGAATGATGATTTCCTGCTGAATTGGTGGTAGCTCACTAAGAACAATGGCTTCCATTTCCTGATAATCTTTCACAGGAAGTTTGGCTGCCCGTTGTTTATGCGCTTCTACCCTTTGCTGGAAACGCTGCTGGTATTCCTGTTGCTGACGTAGTTTTTGTTGCTGCTGCTGTTCGACACGGCCTTTTTTCTCATGCCAATCAGTCAATGCCTGTTCAAACGCCTGTTCGTCATAATCACACGACTCAAGAGTCGGTTTTGGTGGAATAGCGTCTGGTTGTGGTTGCTGATGTTCCGCAGGCTTGGCTAATGCTTCCTCAAGCTGGCGGCGCAACTCACGGTTTTCTTTCTGTGTTTCTTTGAAGCCTTTGCGAAGATCTTTTACCCATTGCGGTGCAGGTTGCCCGTCAATGTGATCATCATCGTCAGCGTTAAGCTGAATTTCTTCATCACCAATACGCAAGGCGTAATCTTCTGGTGTCTCTTCGGTTTTTTCAGGCTCAGTTGCCACCTCTTTACCGTTGTCATCCTGGCTTTCATTTTCAGGCTGTGACTCTGTTTGGATGATGGTTTCTTCTGCATTTTCCTGTGTTTCAGACAGGTCAATAACCTGACCGTCGATGATCAGTTCGTTTTCCATTGATTACTCCTGGTTAACTCGGCATTAAGTCTGCCGGTGACTGTGGTGGTGACTGGAATTGCTGTTGTTGTGACTCGGCGACATCTTTCAGAAGTCGTATTGCCTCCATCACTGCTTTGTCATCGATGTTTCTGGCTTGAGCCAATTTATAGACAGTGTTTGCCTGACTCTCCATCGCATCCTGCTGGGCAGTAAATGCTTTGATTTGAGTTTGAGCAGTTTCGTTAGTTGCTTTTTGCGCTTCTGCCTGCGCTGCTACCATTTGCGCCTGAGCGAGAACCATTTCAGGATTTGGCTGGCTTTGTGCTGCCATTTGCGCCTGTTGAACAATCTGCTGCTCTTTCTCATTGCGTGGTTTTGCAATACCAGATATCAGCAGTTGGTTTCGGTTGTACTCTTTGAAGTCATCAAGGCCTTCGCCATCGATATTGTCCAGAATAATACCCTGAATTGCCGGGCGCATTGGGTCTGTTGGAAGCATAGAGCTAAGGACATTTGTCAGTACAGAAACCGTTGCATCACGTCGTGCTGTGTAGCTTGGTCCAACATCAACCGTCACATCGTATCGACCGACAGAAAGGTCATTTAACGCAACAACAGCCCCTGTTTGCCTGTCAACAACCTGTGCGCTCAGGACAGCGATATCATCACTTCCATCTTCGTTAACGATGCGCACTTCACGTTCTGAACCGTACACTTCACGCGCCATTGACAGCCATACTTCACCAGCGCGTTTAAGACTTTTCGCCATATTATCCAGATAGATAAACGAAGCCATATCTGCTCTGTTCATCAAGTTGTTAACCGTTTCCTGAGCAATATTACTTGGCATCTGCTGCATGGCCTGACTGCCGCCTGTAACCTCCTGAATATCAGCACTGGTTTGCTGTAGTAATGCAGCCAATGCCTGATTCATAACCGCAGGCTGTGTATATCCTGCCGGGGTAGCTCCAGCGATAATGTTGCCAGATTTATCTCTCACTTCGCGCAACGGCAAGAACGCTGGGCGTTTCTTGTTGCGAGCCTCCCAGTGCTTCTCAAGTCCACGAATTTGCTCCATGCCAACTATAGGGATCTGACCGGGGTCTTGCGCTGCAGTATCAGCCAGCATTGAAACCTGAAGGTTGTACAAACGCTGTGGATCCATTGCTTTTGCAATGTGCCCTTCGACACGCTCAATGTCATCAATGAACCAGCGTTTTCCATAAACCGGGATGAGGGGGATATGCTCACCAGGAATACGTCGAGGTTTCTCAAGGAAACCATCACCATCCACTACGGATACATACACACGACGGCGCTTCACTGAGCGCCTTGCCACTTCCTGAAATCCAGCTATTGCCAGTTCATCTTCAATATCTTCAACCTGATCACTGTCGTATGTTGCAATCTCTCCAGTGATTGGATGTCGATAACTGATGACGTCAACAGACTCTTTACGAACTTCGTAATACTTCGCTATGTAAATAACATCTGCACCAAACCAGTTATATTCCCAACTGGTCATAGACGTTACATCCAGAGAAGTAGGAGGTTTCTTTCCGTATTCAGCCTCATATTTTTCAGGTGACAACGAATACATACAGAACGCCCACAACGCGTCAGATTTGTCGTACTTCTTAGCGTCAGGGTCAAACCACACAGAGCGCGACGGGTCGTATATTGGTTCAATAGCAATACGCTGACGATCGTCCATGGGGTCGTATTCATTGACCAGCATCGACGTCAAACGGAAGCAACCGAAACCACCAGTAGCAGCGTCGTCAAATGCATTATCGCAAGCCTCACCGCCATCAGTTTCTTCGTAGTCAGCACGGAACAGACCATTTAATTTATTGGCTAACTCTTCGCTTGCCTCTCTGTCACCAGGACGAAACTTAACGGTTATTCTGTTATTGCGGTATTCTGCAATGATGCGGTTAAGTTCAGTTGCTACCTTATTGATTTCAAACTTAGGATACTTCTCGAACTGCTCATCAAGCTTAGTTCCAGCCGCCGTTGCTCCTTCCCATTGACCTCCGGGGACACGAGCAAACCTCGTAGCTTCAATGCACTTTTCGCGCACTTCCTTCTGTGGAGAATAGGCGCGGTCAAACCTGAGCATGATCCGCTCATGTTTTTTCTCTAATGTCTCTGCCATGTTTACCAACCGGAGGATGAGGGAACGTATATTTCTGTTTCTTCGCGGACCAATGCCGGGCAATGCATACACATCATCAGCGCATCAGCCAGGTTAGGAGATGGAATACCGAGCTTCTGCTTCATTTCGACCTTAGTCATTAGCTCCAGCTTCCCGTTGTTATTGAATTTGCGCTGAATCTGCGTCAGTTCTGCAAACAGCTTCTCCAGCATCTTCTCGCCTATCGCTTCTTTGTCGAAACTCAGCATGTCGTCGGGGTCTGCATACTCACCGTGGACAACCGCCCGATATGTCAGATACAGCCTGTCAGCCAGCGCGTAATAGAATTGCGCTCGCTTATTGCGGAACACATCACCAATAGTGCGAACGTTGTCACCCTGTACGACTTCATCAGCCCATGCTCCGGCCTGATACGGCGCATCTTCATCGAATGGCGATTCACTTCCCTTGAACATCGTGGCGGTGATTTTCTTGCCGGAGAACGCTTCCGTTGTCTGTCTGCGTAGGCCCGCACCGACGCCATCACCGTCCCACAGGTAATGGTCAGCGCCGTCTTCAATCGCCAGCGAAGTAGCCCAGTCAGCACCCTCGTTGATGTCCATCAGCAGGCCTTCGGCAATGCGCTTAACAACCGAACCGTGACGCGATGCATAACCTTTAGCATCCGGCCCTGTATCTGACGGGTCATGCGCAGAGACAACAGCGCCTTTCGCTTTCCATCCGAGTTTCTTGTGCGCATCGGTTGCGGCTTCAAGCCATTCACGTTTGATGATTGCCATATCACTTGCGCTTACTGGCTCACCAAGCCAGATGTGACGATACAGTGTCGGGTTTCTGCGTTTACACTCTTCCATCTCCAGACGGAGAACTTCAGGAAAGTGCGGGTTGTCGGTGTAGTTCACCGTCAGCAGACAAATATCATCAGGAGGATTTACGACGAATCGCTGATAGGTATCGTCGAGGATGTTCTTCGGGTTAAAGCTCACCCATATTTCAGAGAACGGCTTACGGATGGTTGGTATCAGGATATCCCATGATTCCTTCGTTACCGCCTCCGCTTCTTCCACCCAGCAGATATCAATACCTTCGAGCGATTTAATCTTCGTCGGGTTGTTTTTTATTCCGTAGAACATGAATTCAGCATTCGTTCCGAGATGACGAATCATTGAACGCTGAATTTCAAACTCAGCCGAATATCCTTCACGCTCGATGGTGTCTTCAAGCAACCGGATTACAGAATCGCTGATACTGTTTTGCAGTTCACGAGCGCAGAGTATGCGCACAGGCTGCCGACGCGCCGCTTCAACAAGCAGTCTCGCAATTGCCCATGACTTACCGCTACCTCGACCGCCTTTGGCGACTTTGTAGCGATGCGCCTCAATGAACGGTTCAAAGATAGGATTAATCGAGGTCATTTTCCGAATAGAGTGCTCATCGGTGATGTTTCAATCTGGATTGCGCCGCCGTCTTTGCCGACAAGCTCGTTAGTTACCTTGTCGCCATACTTACGGGGATTCATTCGGGCCAACGCCCATTTGCGTGTATCAACGCGAAGTCTTGCCTTTGCCACTTCAGCAGCATCTGGAATCGCATTGTCAGCAATTTCGAATATCTCTTCGAAAATAGAATCAGCTCGTGCCTCAGTTGCCTTCGCGTACTTGTCGCGAAAATCCTCATGCTTTGCCAGCCAGCGGAAAACAGTGGACTTATCCGGCATACCAGGACGCTTACACACTTTCAGCAAACTTTCGCCAGAAGAAAGCAACGAGCAGATATCGTCAGCCACCTCCGGCATATAATCAGAGGGGCGACCAGCTTTTGGTTCAGTCGCCATATTCATCTCACTTAATTGTCATTTCAGGTTGAGGACTCTTTCGCACTTTCAATCAGTGACTGCTTCAGCAATTCGAGTGTGCCAATCGCCTCGCATAAACTGATTTCACCATCGTAATCATGGATGACGCTTTCAAGCCTCTCGTATAACTCTTGAGTAATTGGGAATTTCTTCTCCTTACCCAAATTGATTACGCGGCTCACATCATGCTCCGGTAGTGAACAGGTCTAACGCTTCCTTCGATTTACGCACCGCTTCGATAGTACGGGTCGTGATATCTGAATTAGCGCCGCCTGACTGGAAGTGAATTTTGAATAGCTCAAGCTTCAGCTCGTCAGTGCCAATGAATTGAAACGCTTCCTCTGCGGCTGCGTTCTGGTTCATGACCAGTTTGTAAATCTCTAACTGGAATTTCTGTTCTTCAGTCATGGGAATAATCTCTGCCATTGTTGGCTCCGTTTATCCGTTAAAAGGGATATCAGTTAAGTTATCCCGTGTAGGGTATAAGCCATTGTCGAGACCACTCATTGAATGGCCTCTGCAATAACCGATGTCTTTCCATCAGTCCGCCACCACAAAGAATCTTTTTTGCCATCAGGCAGGAGGTTCATCTTTCAGTGGCTGCCAGTGTTATTTCCCCACTTACTGGCTTGGGTTGCTTCGTGGTACTGCCGTTAACTGGTGGTGCACAGATTTAGTTAAATCCGTTCTCGCATGATCCAGCTTTTACATACCTGGATTGTGAGGGATGTAAATCACGGTTTCATTATCAAGCCCACCCGTAGATGGGCTTTGGAATGGTCACTTTGGCAGTCCGGGGATCGATATTTGCGCCTGCTGCTCAAGCCTTTCGATTCTTGCTATGAGTTGCGGTTTTTTGATCCTGCCCCAGCGGTTCAGCAAGCGTCCTGACATACTGGCAACATCCTTTTCCTTCATGAACTCCAGCATTAACTCGTTGTGCTCTCTTTGGTATGAGTGAGCCATCTCCATCAGCCTGTCACGCATCCAATTAAATGCTTTGATAAACGCCTCTTTGATGGCGGCAGCTTTTTTGCCGGTAAACGACATGATGATGTACATCGCGCCGTCTTTGGAAATTTCATATTCAACATACTGATTACCCTTGTGTTCATAGGTAACCCGCGAAAAGTTGCTGGTTAGAAATTCATCCGAACAGTCTAGCTTTTCGATTTTCTGAATGATGTGGTGATGCTGCTTGTCGAAGTAAGCTGCTACCTTGCGGGAGGTTGTGATCACGCGATCACCAGAAACAACCACCATGTCCCGGAAATCGAGATTAGCCAATTGATGATTCATAGCGTCTTTACCTTTTAGAAAGTGAGCCTGTCTCACAGAAAAGCCGCCCGAGAGAGGTCGCCACCTATAACGGCATTTCTCAGGCTCGCTTACTGAAAGGCTCTCGTTAATATGCGCGTGAGATGCGCTGTGAAATTCAGATATAAAAAGCCCCGCGAATGCGAGGCTAAATCCTGGTATTTGTAATGAACTGGCTCTTATCTCAACGCAGCCCCTTACTGCGCGCCAGATGCTCAATATCAAGCATCAGCAATGAGATGTTTAATCTGGATTTACTCCAGAAGTGATCACCACCCTGTCTACAGAGCCAGATGTGAAGGATGATGAGTAAAATTATCGCTATCATCGAAGGCATTGCGTCCTGATGTACTCCTGCAGGTAGTTAACCTGCGCGGTTATCTTGTCGATTCCACTTCGGAGACGGTAATAATTGAGTTCAGCATCTGCTGTAAGTCTTGGGCTTTCTCCATCGCCCATGCTGCTGGCTCCGGTCGTTGACTTTGCACAGGTGGCGGCGACTTGCAGGCGCTTACGACCAGCAGAAACATCAGCACGGAGACTTTCGATAGTCGCGTTAGCATCAGCAAGCTCCTTTGTGTATCTGGCGTCAAGTTCTGCTACATCACGTTGACGTTTCTGCATGTTAGCGATGATGGATGTGGCTTTATCTCGCTGGCCTTTATAGGTCATGGCGTTATCACGGTAATGATTAACCGCCCATGACAGGCAGACGATGATGCAGATAACCAGAGCGGAGATGATCGCGGTTACTCTGCTCATACCTCAATCTCTCTGACCGTTCCGCCTGCTTCTTTGAATTTTGCAATCAGGCTGTCAGCCTTATGCTCGAACTGACCATAACCAGCGCCCGGAAGTGAAGCCCAGATATTGCTGCAACGGTCAATTGCCTGACGAATATCACCGCGATCAATCATCGGTAAAGCGCCACGCTCTTTAATCTGCTGCAGTGCCACAGCGTCCTGGCTTTTCGGAGAGAAGTCTTTCAGTCCAAGCTGCTTACGATAGGCATCCCACCAACGGGAAAGAAGCTGGTAACGCCCGGCGGCTGTTGATTTGAGTTTTGGGTTTAGCGTGACAAGTTTGCGAGGGTGATCAGAGTAATCAGTGAATAGCTCTCCGCCTACAATGACGTCATAACCATGATTTCTGGTTTTCTGCCGTCCGTTATCAGTTCCCTCCGACCACGCCAGCATATCGAGGAACGCCTTACGTTGATTATTGATTTCCACCATCTTCTACTCCGGCTTTTTTAGCAGCGAAGCGTTTGATAAGCGAACCAATCGAGTCAGTACCGATGTAGCCGATGAACACGCTCGTTATATAAGCGAGATTGCTACTTAGTCCGGCGAAGTCGAGAAGGTCACGAATGAACCAGGCGATAATGGCGCACATCGTTGCGTCGATTACTGTTTTTGTAAACGCACCGCCATTATATCTGCCGCGAAGGTACGCCATTGCAAACGCAAGGATTGCCCCGATGCCTTGTTCCTTTGCCGCGAGAATGGCGGCTAACAGGTCATTTTTTTCTGGCATCTTCATGTCTTACCCCCAATAAGGGGATTTGCTCTATTTAATTAGGAATAAGGTCGATTACTGATAGAACAAATCCAGGCTACTGTGTTTAGTAATCAGATTTGTTCGTGACCGATATGCACGGGCAAAACGGCAGGAGGTTGTTAGCGCAACCTCATGCCACCCGCTTTCACGAAGGTCATGTGTAGAAGGCCGCAGCATAACTATCACTGATGAATCCAGGATAGCCAGTGGCTACGGCCAAGTTTGGGTTGTGGCGGTCGGTGCTGAACTCCGACTTAATGACGATAGGCGTGTACCGACGCCTCGTTTTACTTCCTCCGCTTTCACGGCTTCACCCTAGACCAGCTTTACGAAATCCTCGTAAACCTAACCGCGGCAGATATGACCGGCACGGTGTGCCATATCACGGACCGGCGGGTGTCTCGTTCACCTGATTAACGCATCAGCCTGCGTATTCACCACAACGATAAGAGCACTGCGCGGCACCTTTCACCAATTCCGCGAGGTCTGCGGGTTCAATGCTCTTACCTGTTGTGCAAACAAAAAAGCCACCGTTGCAACTTAAGAGTCACTAACGGCAGCTTACCCTCTAATTATGGCTAAATGGCTAATTGCATGTCAAGGTTTTTAACAGCAACATGCTTAACTTTCTCAACACGTTTACGCATTTTGAAAGCATTTTGCATTGGCTGGTATAAAACAAATAATGACGCCTTCAGGATGTCGTCAATTTCGTTTCTACAGGTTGCCAGTGAAGGTTTTCTCCATCCCTCGCCACCACGTCCACACATCTTGCGTGGCTTTGCAGTCGCGTGATAGTAGGATGCAATTGCTCGCTTAGATGAACCATGAGCGTAGTAGCTGAGGAGGATGCCAAAGGCTTTCTTGTCAATGTACATGACGGAATCGACGACCTGAGAAATCAACATTCCATCATCATCATTACACATTGGCCTTGTCATAACTCTTCCCGGCTCTACGCTCTCCATGAACTTCGCTATTACGCTGCTCATGCGCTTTTCCAGGCGACCTGAATAAACCCATGCGCCCCACAGTTCAAGCCAGCCATTCAGCCAATCGTGCTGCTCTTTGGTGAGGTTTAGTTCTCTTATGCCCATGCGCCTTCTCCCTGTACCTGAATCAATGTGAGGTTTCCGCAGAACACCGCGCCGGTATCGATATACATCTGGTTGGCAAATTTGAGTGGTTTCACTGCTGGCGTATGACCAAAGATGAACGTGTCCGCTCCTTTGATTTCTTTCACGATCCCGTCTTGTGAGTTGCTGATTCGTTCGCGGTTCCAGATTACCTGCTGATGATCAACTGGCTTTCCAAATTCGTATTCGTCACAAGGATAATCGGCGTGGCAGATGACATATTTTTTATCTTTGCTCACCAGTTCGATGATTAGCGGAAGTTCATCTGCTTTATGGGCAAGAGCTTTAGCCAGAATTTCTTTGTCGTAATCGAGATTAAAGAACCAGCCACCGCCATTAAGCTGCCAGTGATTAACGTTTCCACGCTCTGATAAGCCATCAATCATCATTTGCTCATGGTTTCCACGTACAGATCTGAACCAGGGGAATGTGATTAATTCCAGGCATTCGACGTTCTCTGTACCGCGATCAACCAAATCGCCCACTGAGATAAGCAGGTCTTTTTTGGTGTCGAATCCTATCGTCTCCAGTTTTTTCATCAGGTTCGTGTAGCATCCGTGCAGATCGCCAACTACCCAAATATTTCGGTATTTGCTGCCATCAATTTTTTCGTAATAGCGCATCTCTTTCACTCCATCCGCGATGAACCATGAGAACGTCGTTGACGATGGCGTGCATTTTCCCGTCTTTATCATCAACGTATTTTCTGACCGTGCCGCGACTACATTTCAGTCTGCGTGCTACTTCTGTCTGGTTTCCGTATGCTTCAACGAGCATGTCTGGAATGGTTTTTACTGAGAACGTCATGCGGCCTCACTTCTGCTATTTCGCAGGTCTTTGAGTTTCTGTTGGTACTCTGCCTTGATCGCCTTGCACTCTTCGATAGTCCAGCGATGGCGGTTATGGTTTGATTCGATTTCGTCTACTGCTTCCTGCCCGATGCGGCTAATCAGTTCGACGCGATACGGAACGAGATTTCCGCTTTTGTGCTGGTTGCACACCACGCATTGCTTGTGAATATTGCGTTCATCAAATCGGAGTTGAGGTGCCGCAGCAGTTGTCCGGTAATGTCCGGCATCCCACTGAGCAGACGTGAGCGTTCCGCACGAGATACATGGTAAGTCGCGGTCTCTTTCTCTGATGAAGGCGTTTACGGCTTGTTGGGCTTGTTTAATCCAGTAACTGCGGGGCTTTAAGGCGAGTTTTCGAATCTTAAGTTTATCTTTCTGTTTCTGCTCCTCTCGTCGCCGTTTCTTCTCTGCTGCTTTTTCCGCTTTTTCGCGTTCTTTGCTTCGTCGTTCGAGTGCTATCTTTGTTCCACAAATCTCATTACACCAATATTGATTTTGATATTTTGGTATAAACCATTCATTGCAACATTTACATTTCCTTCGATAGATTCGCATAAGTGCTCCTTTCGTTGCCGGAAAAATCACCGTAATACTTATCTCGGGCTTCTTCAGCAACTAGTACCGCTAACTCCAGATCATCAAAGCATCCGAAGTGTTTACTCTTGCCATGGAAACCTAGCCTAACATTCCATTTTTTCTGTCGTTTGTGCCAAGTAACTCCTCTGCAACCTGATTTGCTATTCTTTCGGATCCTTATATTTCTTGAATTTTCTATTGGCAGGCATTCTCTTAAATTTTCTGGCCTATTGTCGGTCCTAATTCCATTAACGTGGTCAATTTGACCAGCAGGCCAACGATTATGAGTTATGTAAAAAACTAAGACGTGAGTTTTATATCTACGCCCATCTATCATGATCATTGAATAACCGTTGGAATCAAAAGTTCCAGCAACACTATTTAATGCTATCCTTCCCTGAGTGGGAACTTTCCATCTAAATACCCCGGTAGATTTATCGAAACTTAGTAACTCAAATATCCTTTTAACAGTTAAATCTTCTCTTTTACGGTTACATCGTCTTCGCGCTGGTTTAGCCATCGTCTTCTTCCTCGTACATTGAGCTATTCGGATCGCTCATCAGTTCTGCGCAGCAGTGCTCACACACGTGAACTTCCAGCACATGCAGCTTCTGACCGCAGTTAGCGCACGTTAAAGCCCGCTCGACGCTTTCTTTCTGGTATTGAAGGGATTGGGATGGGCTAAGCATTATTGGCGTCCTGCATCATGAGAAAGACAATCATGGCAGCGCGGAGTGGGTTTTCATCTTGAGTCATATGATATGGGGTACTATCACTGCCAACTTTTCTATGCGCTGCCTTCCATAATCCATTTTCTGGCGCTGGAATAATGCCAATTCTGTTCTCTACGATAATCGGCTCTGCGTCTGACGGGCTTTTACAGTAATCAACCGTTTTTATTGCATAACCAGTTTCGTCATCCCACTCAACACCAACGATTGATGTTCCCAACTTTGCGATTTCGCAATCTTCGGGAGCAAATCCACAGCAAATTGCCACTCGCTTGTTAATTTCAAAATCACTTAACTGTGAATAATCCATTGTCATTTCCTCGCACGATGTCTTAGCCACCGGATATCCCACAGGTGAGCCGTGTAATTGAAGGTTTTTACGTCAGATTCTTTTGGGATTGGCTTGCGTTTATTTCTGGAGCGTTTCGTTGGAAGGTATTTGCAGTTTTCGCAGATGATGTCGGTGAAACTTCGTCGCTGTCGTCTCATTCGTACCTCCTGTCGGTAAATCTGACACCCTGACCAATAGCCCAGGATGTTGTGTACTCGATCAGACTTGCCATACGCTTCACGCTCATCTGCGCGCTGCTTTCGCGAATGTTGACGTATTCGCCTTCAAGGCCGGGCAAAACATCAGCTTCCTGTTTTGTTGCCACTGCATGACCGCTGATCAACAAAACCTTCCATTGTTCCGGTTTTAACCATTTGCCGCACCATTGAACCTGACGTGCGATATCCGCCAGCATCGCGTGAAATTTTGCGTTCTGGTCAAGGTTGCGCTTGTAGTCAATAATGCGGATGGTGACTGGCTTGTCTTTATCGAGTGGTGTTGCGAGGATGGCGTTGATTGCGGCTTGCTGTTGTTGCTTAGTTCGGAGGAATATTGTTTGCTTCACTGAACACTCCTTTATTTTTTATGCCTGTAACCCCATTCTTCCAGCAACCTTGCGGCGTACCACCCAAGAAACAAAGGAAAGAACATTACAATGAGATATTCCCCGCCACGGTCAATGTTCGAAATTGACCAGATTACGATGTAACCAGTGCAGGACAGGAATATTACAAACCCCAAAAAGCTACTTCGTCGACTCATGCTCACTCCTTCACTTTGATTCCAGCGGCGCGGATAGCCTCTACATCGCTTTCGTATTGCGATTCTGCACCTGAGTCATAGCCAATGTGATAATCACCGGGAAGTGGGCCTTTCTTTGGCTTTTGCAGCTCAATTTCAATAGCTGCTCGCGATGCCTGCCACGCTTGCCAATACATCTCAACCATATTGGCGTATATTTTATTTTTAGGATCACATCCGGTGTAATTTTCAAACCATTCTTCAAACTTCTTTCTTGATTCGTCCATCGGTACTTACCCTCAGTTCAACTCACAAAACGCCACGCCATTTTTGCTACGACAACAGGCATAACACCGATAATCACCCACAGGAAAATGCTACCGAGAAGCACACCAACCAGGTCTTTACCTTCGCCTAACAACCGGACAAAACTGCTGGCAACCACAATGAACGTCGCCACCATCCACATAGCACCGAGAATCCTCAATGCAGAAAAAATCAACTCAACCACGATCTACCCTCCCCCAAATAAAAAGGCCTGCGATTACCAGCAGGCCTGTTACAAGCTCAGTGATGTAGATGGTCATTTAATACTCCGTCACGTTTTCCTGTCGCCACGCCTCGTCATATTCCGATTTCGGCATATTGGCGATGTAGCTATATGGCGATCCTGATTCAAGTTGCAGGAACTGGTGCGATTGCTCGTCAAGGAACAACGGGACACCACCTTCCCAACCTTCGCCGTTACGTTGTTTTTCAAGCATCAAAACAGATGCCGGAGATGCCAGTAGCTGTTCGTCCTTCTCTGACATCTTTTCACCACTCTGAACTCTCTGTAACGCTCTCTCGCGAGCCTTGTTACGCCAGATGATGAAAAGGTTGTCTGTCAGGTCTGTTATCGCTCCAGAGCCTTTTACGTCCATTTTCCCGGTTGGTTTTTCTTCGCTGTCACCTTTTCGCGAGTGAGTAACGAGAATGACGTGGGAGTTTGTTTTGTTTTTGAAATCGCAAATCGAGTCAACAAACGCCTTCTGCCCGTTATAGTCATCGTCGCCTATGCCACATTTCATCAGGCTGTCGATGATGAATAACTGGATGCCGTATCGGCGGCGAGCGTAGTCGAATATTTCGATCAGCCTGTCGGCTTTCGCCGTTCCGGTCAGGCCAAACACCCAAAGTCTTTCGTCATAAAATTTAAATGCAGAGTCAATTTCCAGCACTGGCGGCATCTTGCAGCACGTCGCCTGACGGGTAAGGCGCTTAAGGAGAATACCAGGCTTCAGCTCAAGTGACGCGATGCACGTCTTCACACCCTGACGCATTGCCTCAAGTGCCATATGCCCGACAACCTCCGTTTTTCCGTGACCGTTCACACCATTGACCAGCGTCAACTCTGCCTCACGGAACTGGAATTTATCTGCCAGAGATTCCCACGGTGGATTAAACAGATACTGCTGCTTGCCGTAGAAAGCGTTGATAGTGTCCTGGTAAAACTCTCGCGCACTGTAGAGTTCTTCAGGATCGAAGTAGGATGCCGTGCCGATGTACTGCCAGATTTCATCCTCGGTAACACCGTTCATCAGGCATTCGTTGATGTCTTTGTACGGCAGAGTAACAAGACGGCAACGATGTTCACCGAGTCGGCTTGCGATTTCCCTTGCGGCTTCACGACCAACATCATCAACGTCCATCGAGATGAATATTTCCTCAAACCTGTCGAGGTTGTGGTACTCAAACTCAATCCACTGTTGCTTAGCGCCTTTCCCGCCACCAAACGGCACGGATAACGCCGAGATGCCGTATTGCGCATAGCTCATACAATCAATTTCGCCTTCGCAAAGTACAACCGCCCTCACGCCAGCGTCCAGAGCCTGCCATCCGAACAGACAAGGTTCGCAATCACCTTCTGCCATAATGACTTTCTTCCCGTCCGGGCGCTCAGTGCTGATTCGCTTGACCTGCAACAACTCACCATCGCGTTTGTACGGAAGCACCAGTGCATCAAGTTCTCGTTCTCCATTCCACACCTTGCCGCTGACAACCTCGTAGCGCTTTACGACTTCTGGCGATATGCCACGCGATTGCAGGTACTCAAGATGGGATTCTGTTCTGGTAACGTAGCGGGCGATTTTCTTGCGGTCAGGTCTGGAGAATTTCTTCTCACGTCTGGCATCGAAATGGTGATCGTCATCCTTGATTCCGAGAAAGGCTTTCGCTTCCTGCATAGCCTGATGCAGGTTAATTCCACGACATGCCATCCACAAATCAAGCATGTCACCGCCGTCTCCCTCAGCGAAATCAGCCCATTTTTTCTTGCCGCTAAGGTTGACCTTAAGGCTGTTTCCCTTGTCACCGTTGACGTTACCGGCAACCCACTCATGCCCCTCTTTCTTGCCATTTGGCAACAGGTGCGGAGCCACCCTGTCAACCTGCGCCCAAAGCAGGTCGCTAAGTTCACTTGGCCTCATGATTCCCTCAGATTGAAATTTTTAAACCAGAAATCGACAAACGAAATACTTAACCAGCCGTGGTTATAACCAGCGACCAGTAGCGATTTGATTTTTGATTTCATGGTTCACCTGTCGAAAAACACGTAGCCAGTTTTCGATACGGTGATTGCGGATGATGGTTTGGATTGTGGTTGAATAGTTTCTGGCTTCTCGTCGTTCCAGCGTTGACCGTTCAGGTAGCTCGATGGTAACAACCTGTCGAATCCGAACTGCTTACCATTCCTGCATGCGATGTCTTCTGCCAGCATCGTGGCAAACTCGCTTGCCGTACCCCTGGTAGTTTTACGCCATTCCCTGAACTGTGTTCTGAATGCCGAAGCTGCGTTTTTCTTCCCGGCCTTCCGCATGCCTGCACACCAGAATATTTCCTCGAATGCCTTGTCGGTTTCTTCGTGACGGTCAGGTGATTTTTCACACTCCGTCCGAACACTTTCGGACATAGTGTTTTTATTATTTCTTTTTTCTTTTGTAATAGTTTCTTTTGTGTGTCCCTGTTTTGGTGACAGCGCTGTCACCGTTTTGGTGACACTTTTTGTCACCAATGCAGTGACATTATCACCAGAGTAGTGACACCCTTCGATTTGCCATTCCTCGATGTTCTTGTTAGGCCCGATTTGCTGGCCTTCGCGAAGGATAACCTTCATCGCGATAAGCTCATTCTTGGCTTTGTTTACCTTCTGTCTTGGCAGCCGGGTAATTTGAGCTAACTGACTATCAGAGATGCGATCCATCTTTTTACCGTAGCCGTATGTTTTACGGCATATGGCGTGGGCAACCTTGCTCTGATTTTTCGTTAAATCTGCGCCGATAAGCTCTTCATACAGGGCATTTGCAAGACGGGTATAACCATCTTCAACTTCTGCCACACGACGCTCCACAGGCCGTTGTGAAGGCCTTAAATGTGTTACGGTTGCAAGATTACTCATGACCTTTCTCCTTCTGCATCAGCTTCACTTTTTCCAACTCAGCCCGGAATCGACCAGGCTGCTTGAAGCTGGACAGGAAGCGATCACGTAGTATGTGTTTGTGAATTTTGTCCTGGTAAGGACTGAGTTGTTTTGTCATAATGACTCCTGTGGATTGATCCAGTCTTTCTACATCAGGCCTCGAAGAATTCGCCGTTCTTCGGGGCTTTTTCTTTTGTCAGCATTCTGGCTACTTTCTTAGCCAGTTCCGCCAACTCCTCGTCTTCAACACCCCATTCAAGAACAGCCAGAAGCATTCCCATTTTTGGGATAAAGCTGTCTTTCCATCGCGAAATTTGCGATTCATTGATCCCTAATGCATCAGCAACCTTTCGCTGACCACGTACAGCAATTCGATTCAGGATGTTGCTTGTAATTGCATTCGCTTTCTTGCGAGTACTTGTAAGTTCCATATGTAAGTATTTCCTTAACAAATAAGAAGTTATGCGCATCAACTTATGCGCGTTGTATTCCCGCATTTCGGCGGGAATGAGGACCATGACTGTTAAAGAGCGGTGTTACTATTTGTTTTTCTTGTTGCTTGGGAAAGGACGAACTTCCTCTCCAATCACACTGCCATCAGGCTTTACCGTAACCATAATGTTACGGCCTGCCAGAATGGCCTTGCTGATAGCGCACTGGATTACACCAAAGTCACTGGCTGCTTTAGCCTGTCCATGGATTTTGGCGTAATCGGCAAGTGTCATTCGAATCATATGCACTCTCCGTTATTAACCATGAACAAAGAATACTACAGGTATTCAAAGCAATCAATACTTAGGGTATTTTTAGTTTAAGTACCTTAGCTATTAGAATTAAGCTATGGAAAATAAAAAATCACTGACGACAGAACAGCTGGAAGACGCTAAGCGGCTTAAGGCTTTGTATGAGTCAAAAAAGAAAGAATTGGGAATAACCCAATACTCAATCGCTGATGAACTGGGTATCACCCAAGGAGCGGTAGGGCATTATCTTAATGGCAGAAATGCGCTAAACGTTGAGGTTGCATCTGGTTTTGCACGATTGTTGCAAGTCTCAATTGCTGATTTTAGCCAGTCAATTGCTGCCAAGGTTGCAGAACAGGCAGAAAGCCTTAAGAGCGATGCCAACGTAAGGTATGCAGGGGAATACAGAGCAGGAAAGAGGTATCCGGTGTTAAGCAGTATCCAGGCTGGCTCGTGGTGTGAAGCATGCGAACCATACACCATTAAAGACATAGATGTTTGGCTTGAGTCTGACGCGCATATTCAAGGTAATGCGTTCTGGCTTAAAGTGGAAGGTGATTCAATGACGGCACCGGTTGGGTTAAGCATTCCAGAGGGAACATTCGTTCTTTTCGATACCGGAAGGGAGGCGATCAACGGCAGCTTGGTCATAGCAAAACTTTCTGACTCTAACGAAGCAACATTCAAGAAGCTGATAATCGACGGCGGAAATAAATACCTCAAGGGACTTAATCCTGCATGGCCTCTCGTGCCAATCAATGGAAACTGCAAGATTATAGGCGTTGCAATTGAGACAAAACTCAGACTGGTTTGATCACGCAAGGGGGCGCTTATGGTTGGAACCGCTATAGCAAGCTTTTTTGGGATGTTGGCAATCTCGACAATTTACGGCTTAGCGCATGCTTTTATTGCGAAATCTCTATCAGAAAAAATAAGCCAGGCTTGGGCGCATAGATCAGCTCGTTTCATGATTCTGGTGATCATAGCAATACAAGGGATATCTGCATTTATCCTCTATGGATCAAGCTTATACCTATTGTATCAAGGCGCGACATTTACGCCTTACACCAGTGATTACGGAACTCTATACGATGGTAGTGAAGACATCACTGTGGCTTGGATCGTCTTTGGTTTATCTATGGCCGTGTCTGTTGTAGCAGACATCATTAAGGTAATTCTCGTCTTAACCTTCGCTGACTAACCTATAATCCCGGCAGCAATAGCTATCGGGATCCACTTCACATATCCCGCATAAAAAGCACTGAACAAGCAGACACCGAAAAAATAAATATCCTTTGTATTCATTTGCTTATCATTATTTCATCAAAAATAAATACCTTGGGTATTTACACAATAAAATACCTACAGTATTCTTTAGCCATCAGCAGGACGCTGGAAGCCAAACGGAACAGATTGGCAGGCTCTTTAACATTGATGGGATTGTCCCGCCGAAATGCGGGAACCAAAGAGTAGTTGGCTTTGGGGTGACGTGAAGTGCAGCTGCACGACGGCAACCGGAAGATAAGCACCCGGCGCGTCACCGCCAAAGTCAATCATCGGAGGTCAACATGACAGTAGTCATTACATATCTGGCTGAGGATAACGCCAGAAATCGCCGCAGAGCACGCAGACAGGCTCAACGTGAACAGGCAATGCAAGAGCAGCGACTGGCGCGAAAAATTGCGCTAAAGCTCTCTGGTTGCGTCAGAGCAGACAAAGCAGCATCACTCGGAAGCCTTCGCTGCAAGAAGGCAGAAGAAGTCGAGCGTAAACAGAACCGTATTTACTACCGCAAGCCACGCAGTGAAATGGGTGTGACTTGTGTTGGTCGCCAGAAACAACGCGGAAAATCAATTCCAGCTTATTACGATTGAGGTTAATGATGAAGTTCAAATTGAACGATGAAGTTAAATGGTCAAGTTCATCAAACGGTGTAACGAAGGTAAAAATCGGGTTTATCGTCGAGGTGATTCCTCCTGGTGTCAACGTAAAAAAATTCGAACTAGGTCGTCTGCTAGATGCACCTGGCCTTCCGAGGAAAGAAGAGAGCTATATAGTTTGTGTAGGTCCAAGACCCGGATCTCGTGCCAAGCCAAAATATTACTGGCCGCGAGTTAATAACCTGCGTCGCTTACACGATGACAAATAGAAGTGAGTATCCTTGTTTTACTTTTTCGCGGCAAACCACTTATTTGAGGTGATATATGGAAGAAGAATTTGAAGAGCATCCTCAGGATGTGATGGAACAATACCAGGACTATCCTTATGACTACGACTATTGATAAAAATCAATGGTGTGGACAATTCAAACGATGCAATGGATGCAAGCTGCAATCGGAATGTATGGTTAAGCCTGAAGAAATGTTTCCTGTAATGGAAGATGGGAAATATGTCGATAAATGGGCAATACGAACGACGGCAATGATTGCCAGAGAACTTGGTAAACTGAACAACAAGGCTGCCTGATGGTGGCCTTTATTTTCTTATTTGAGAGGAATTAATATGTCATCAATCCGCTTAACTACGAGAATGAAAGAGGAAATCGCTCGTAACGCTTTAATTAAGTCTGGGGTTTTCACTGAGCTTGAAGAAGTAACAAAGTTAAAGAACCAGCTTGCACTTGACGCCAGAGTTATTGCGTTTGGCGGTAAAAAGAAAACTGAGTAAGTGGATCAGTTATCATCCAAGTTGGTAGCTATAAGTGAAGAACTTGGAAAGATGGGATGTTCATTTTACTCATACGATTTTCGTTCTACTTCAATTTATCTGACTGTATCTGGCAGAAGGGTTGGATGGCATTCATATGGGAAAGACGGCAACGGCGAAGATATATTTCTCCCTACTCCGATAAAAGATAAATGCATGTTTGACGCAGAGCACGAAATAACAAAAAGGTTTGATGAAATCTGCTCATTACAACAAAAACTTGAAGCCAAGAAAAAGGATATCGAATCAAATGTATGGACTGCTTTAAACTCAGTCACAACAGTTAAGCGACTTATTGAGGTTTGGCCTGAAAGCAAAGAGTTGCTACCAAAAGAAGCAGATAAAGCAAGTACAGCACTTCCTGCTTTACGGGTAGAAGATTTGAATAAGATGATTGGACTTCCTTCCGAGGCCGCATAGTCGGCCTTTATTTTTGGCATAAACAACAGAGGATAACATGGAATTTAAAGGTACTGAAGGTAAGTGGGAAATAATGATGGATGGCGATGAGATTAAAATAATCCAGGCAGACTCACTTGAAAATGGCGCAGGCTGGCGTTCGTATATTGCAATCTGTGAGGAAGTTCAATGCATTGAAGATGCCAATCTAATAGCGGCATCGCCTGACCTTCTCGAAGCACTTCAGTTATTACTTAAGCAATCCAAAAATAGAACAACGACAACATATCCAGAATGGTATGGAGCTGTTAATAAAGGTCTCGCAGCAATCAGAAAAGCCATAGGTGATGAGTAATGAATAAGAAATACATTGTTGAAGTTATAGAGCGAGAAACGAAAGAAGTAATTAAACATTTCGAATTTGATAATTATAGAAAAGCTGACCGCGTAGAAGAAGGATTGTTGCGACAAAGTAATCTCGAAAAATTTGATGTTGTCATGCGATGCGAATAAGCGCCTATAGCAGATTTACGAGTCTGCTATGTGAGCAATGTCGCTCGTAACTAAACAGGAGCCGACTTGTTCTGATTATTGGAAATCTTCTTTGCCCTCCAGTGTGAGGGCGATTTTTTATCTATGAGGATATGAATAGATGTCAAACATCAAAAAATACATCATTGATTACGACTGGAAAGCATCAATAGAAATTGAAATCGACCATGACTTAATGACAGAGGAAAAACTTCACCAAATTAATAATTTCTGGTCAGACTCTGAACACCGACTCAATAAACACGGCTCTGTATTAAATGCTGTATTAATCATGCTAGCGCAACATGCTCTGCTTATAGCAATTTCAAGCGACTTAAATGCATATGGTGTTGTGTGTGAGTTCGACTGGAATGATGGAAATGGTCAGGAAGGATGGCCTCCAATGGATGGTAGCGAAGGAATAAGAATTACCGATATCGATACATCAGGAATATTTGATTCAGATGATATGACTATCAAAGCCGCCTGAGTGCGGCTTTACCGCATACCAATAACGCTTCACTTGAGGCGTTTTCGTTATGCAATCAAATATAAGGAGTTACCCATGATGCACTTTCAGCTCGCGGGTAGCGGCGTCATGTCCGCTTTCTACCCGCACGAATCTGAATTATCACGCCGAGTTAAACAATTAATCAGAGCAGCAAAGAAACAACTGGAGGCGTTATGCGCAATGAAATAGCCATCAATCACCAGATGCTTCGTGCTGCACAGAACAAAGCAGTAATAGCCCGATTTATTGGTGATTCAAAAATGTGGCTTGAAGCAAATAAAGCGATGAAATCAGCTATCAACCTTCCGTGGTATCGCAGGAAATGAGTTTTACAGATAACTGGTCAGACGAAGAATTCATTCGTCAGATGAAAGAATTAATCGGTAACGAAGGAGATATTCATGTCACTTGCAACCACAGTGAAGGAGAGCAAGTTACAGAGACGCATGTACACGCAGAAAGCTATCTGGTATCGCCATAATGGTGACCGCGAAGGAATGCGGGTATGCCTTAATTTGTCCCGAGTCGAAGTATTAAATCAGCGTTATTTCCTTGGGCCGTGTCCATTCTGAGAACAATCATATGAGCAAAGAATTTTACGCAAGACTGGCAGCTATTCAGGAGAATCTGAACGCGCCAAAGAATCAGTACAACTCATTCGGCAAATATAAATACAGAAGCTGCGAAGATATTCTTGAAGGCGTTAAGCCGTTACTGAATGGTCTGTTTTTATCAATCAGCGATGAAGTTGTGTTGATTGGTGATCGGTATTATGTGAAAGCCACGGCAACTATTACCGATGGCGAAAACAGTCATACGGCAACCGCTCTTGCACGAGAGGAAGAAAGCAAGAAAGGAATGGATTCTGCACAAGTTACGGGAGCTACAAGCTCTTATGCACGCAAGTATTGCCTCAATGGTTTGTTCGGCATTGATGATGCGAAAGATGCAGATACCGACGAGCATAAACATCAGCAGAACGCAGCAGCAAAGCAGTCAAAACCATCACCTACACCTGAACAGGTTCTAAAAGCATTCACTGACGCAGCAATGCATAAAAACACCGTGGAAGAGCTTAAACAGGCGTTCGCCAAAGCGTGGAAGATGCTCGAAGGAACACCGGAGCAGCACAAAGCGCAGGACGTTTACAACATCAGACGAGACGAATTAGAAGGAGCTGCTGCTTAATGGCACATTCGATTACTGTAAGACTAAACAAGCCCGCAAGAGAGTTTCAGGCCGGGGAAAATATCGGATTCAACATCCGTGCTGGCGTTCAGTATTACGATCGCCAGACAAAAAAGAAAGAATGGACAAACTACAGCGCCGTTGTATTTGCCAAGCCGGGAGCGCAAGCGGATTACTACCGTAGTGTTCTTGTTGAAGGTGGCATTGTGGAAATTACCGGAGAAAACATCAGGGTTGATGTTTATCAGGGGCAAAATGGTCAATCAATCACTCTTGAATTACTGAATGCAAAGATTGGATTTGCAGCTTCAGGAAATGGCCCGCAGCAGCAAAGTAGTAACCAGCAGAACACTCCTGTATACGACGATTCCATCCCATTCTGATTTAGAAAAATAAGGATTTAATTATGCCAGCGCCTCTGTATGGTGCGGATGACCCACGCCGCTGTTCCGGCAATTCCGTATCGGAGGTGCTGGATAAATTCAGGAAAAACTACGACCGGATAATGTCGCTACCGCAGGAAACGAAAGAGGAAAAGGAATTTCGCCACTGCATATGGCTTGCAGAGAAAGAAGAACGAGAGCGAATTTACCAGACATCAATCCGACCATTCCGCAAAGCAACATATAGCCACTTCCCTGAATATATCGACCCGCGCCTGCGTAATTACCGCTCACGCTATGGCGCTATCAGTAATGACTGAGGAATTTACCATGAGAGGACTTGCATACAATCCCGGCATTCTTCCGGCAGAAATGATTATTCGCCAACGCGTAAAGCCAATGCCATCGAGAGAGGAATTACTTAAGCGAAACTCGTTTCCATCAGTGAATCAAAACAAATATCTGAACGCGATGTTGCGGAGTGGGAAGAAATGAAACAAATGTCACTAATTGAGATGGATGGATTTCTGAAAGGTAAATGCATCCCACGAGATCTAAAGGTTAACGAAACAAACGCTGAATATCTGGTGCGTAAATTTGCTGAAGCGGAGGCCAAGTGCGCGGAGCTGGCGGCGGAGAATGCGGGGCTGAAGTCTGGCGCAATGGACGAAATCAAGGTTATCAACCGTGGAGGTCAGGCATATTGCGTAAAAGATGGAGTGCAAGTTAATCCCATGTATGCAAGAGGGTGGAATGACTATCGCGCAAAGTCTCTGCAATCAGACACCCCAGCCACCGATGCTTTCC